CTGACATTGTGTTTAATTGTTCTGATATTGGATTTTTTAATATGTGTGTAAAGATAGGTTTAACTTCAATATCTTTTATTTTCTTTAATGCATCAACAACTAAATCTCTTTTGCCGTGTAGAATACCTTGACATACTAAAGTCAAACCTTCCCAACTTGATACGCCTATTTCTTTTTGTGTATTAAAACAAGGTAGATTTCTCATTCTTGTTTTCCAATAATCACCATTATTGGTTCTACTTTCTTTAATTCTAGGCCAGTTTGATAGATGTTCTCCTGAAATACTATCTACCTTTACATCAAAACCAGGTGACACTGTAACATATGTATCTTTAAATTCATCCGTCTTTAAAAATTGTTTTTGATTATGGCCATCTTTAAACCACTTATGTGTTTCGTGGTCTTGCATCAAACCACCATTTCGTAAAGTTCTTAACCAGTTAGCATCATCTTGTGTCCTACAAACAATAACACCTTTACCTTGGTAATTAAATGTACCTAATTGACCAATAGTACCACAGTATTCATCTGAATCTGCAATAGAACCAAAACTTGTTGTTACATCTTCAATTAACATTAAGTCTTGTTCTCTAGCTACTTGTCTTATTCTATAATAGTCAGCTGAATTGCCTAAGTTATTGTAAACTAATATTGCTCTTGTATGTGGTGTCAATGCATCATAGATTTTATGTGCATCCATATTTAAGGTGTTCTCATCAATATCAACAATATTAAGTTTAAAACCTAAATGTTTTAATGGTAAGAATGTATGTGGTGGACAAATAGCGGGTACAATAATATCACCCTTAAAATATTTTTTGTCAAAACCATTAATTAAATACTTGTGTTCTAACATAGAGAACATCAACATATTTGCCATAAAAGGACTGTTTACTACAAATGCGTGTGCTACATTAAAATATTCTGCAAATTGTTTTTCAAATTCTTCAACATTTGTCATATCTATAGTTCCATAAAAATTTTGGTATACCTTCATTCTCTTGCCAAACTCTATGCTTAGATTGAAACTCGGCTAATTTTCGTGCATCTTCTTCAAAGAAAAACTTTGCTATAATATTTTCTGTAGGATGTTCTTTTACACACCACATAATTTTATTATTTTTCTTTTCAACTTCGGTAGTATAAATCAATTTAGATATTCCTTTCGCTGGTCTTCTATCACCTCTATGAAATCTTACTTTTTGTTTCTTTTTTGGCATATATTATATTTTAAAGTCACTAAACTTATTATAAGCATCCTCTTTTGCATCTACTTGGTTAGCGTCAACAATATTTTGACTTGATTGTTGTACATCATACAGTTTCATTTTAGCTCTGTCAACACCTACAATAAAGGCACGATTGACGCTAGGGTCATTGTATCTATTCTTTAACTGTTTAACTTTCATTTGACCTAATGCTTCAAGTTCTTCATTTGAAATTAAAGCAAACATAAAGTCTGCTGTTGCAGGTAGACCAAAACTTTCTGAAGTATCTTCTAAACCAATATCTGTACTGACAAAACCAGTTCTTGTAGTCTGTGTTGCACTAAAGATAGGTACATTATGTTCTACAGCAAGACCACGCAATTCTTCAGCAATGGCCTTGATATAGAAATAGGAGCTAATATTACCACCTTTAAATCTGCTACTAGCACAAATATTAAGATAGTCTATGAAGATAACATCTGGTTTAAAACTTTTCTTTAATGCAAGTTCATTTATCAAAGCCTTAAAATGGCCAGCGTGAGCAGATGCTGTTGGATATTCTTTGATAATTAATTGACCTTGTGTCTTTTCTCTTAACTTGGATATTTTGCCATTGTATAATTGTTGAGGCATATCGTGTAAATCTTCCATAGAAACATCAAGTAAGTTTGCATCTATTCTTTCAGCAATTCTTTCTTCAGCCATTTCTAAAGTGATATACAATACATTTAAACCTTGCAACAAATAACTTGCCGCCACATGACACATGAATAGGGATTTACCAACGCCTGTGCCTGCCAAGGCAATGTTCAAAGTTTTACTTGGAACACCACCCTTGGTTATTCTATTCATGTAATCAAGGTCAAACTGGTATCTTTTTTCTTTAGTATGATACCATTTAAATCGGTCTTCAGCGTCTTCAATATAATCGTGGCCAACTGACTTGTCAAATGACACAGCCAATGCTTCGGATAAGATATGAGGTATTGCCTCAGGTGTTCTAGTCTTATCTTTCTTATCTAAGATTTTAATACCACTTAATACTGCATTGTGAACAGCACGCTCTTTACAAAACTTTTCAGTTGTATCTAACAACCATTGTATATCAGTATCTACCTTTTCAATACTACCAATATACTCTTTAATTTTTTGGCTCTCTTCTTCATTAATATCTTTTCTTTGGCCAAGTTCAATGATGATTGATTCTTTTGTAGGTAGATTATTGTAATTATCAACAAACTTAAATACTTCATTAAATACTAATTGTTCAACTCTATTGTTAAAATATTCTTCTTTAACAAAAGGTAAAACTCTTCTAGTATATTCTTCATTGTGGAAGAAGTTACTTAATATAGTTAATTCAATTCTAGTTTGTGATGGCAGTACCATTACTTAATTTTTCCTCTAATAGTTCTAATAATATATCACCAATATACTCTATAAACTCAGAATTGTCAAGCAAATCCAAGTCATTGGGATTTTTATCTATGGTGTAATCAAATTTCATTGGCAACTTACCGTCTGGTAACATTTCAGACTCAGGTGCAAACGCAACTCTACCATAATG